GCTGGGTATTCCTGCTCAAAGGTAACAGCGAATCGCTCCAAGAATGCTTCGTTGAGTACGTTAGTACCGATGTAACGACCATCGTCACTACCCTTACCCTTAGTGTTCGCAGTTGCAATAACATTGAATCCAGGCGCAGGGACAATCATTTCATTCTTGAGTTTGAAGTAATATGGTTTACCCTCAAGAATCGGTTGCAAACAAAGCAACGTATTGGCTGAACCAGCATCAATTTCGTCAAGCAACAACAAAGTGCCAGTACGCATAGCGATAAGAACTGGTCCTTCAACAATTTCCACGTTACCATTCTCCAATGTTTTGGAGCCGATAAGTTGTTCTTCGTCAGTCATCATGTTTAGGTTAACACGAATGAGTGGCTTTTTGTATTTCGCACAGATCTGCTCAACCATGGTAGACTTACCGTTACCAGTTGGACCAGAAATATATGCAGGGTAGAAAATACCAGACTTGATAATAACTTCCAAGTCGGAGTAGCTACCGAAAGGGACGAAGTTTGAATCCTTCTTAGGAATCAATGATGCAGTGTTTGTGTAATCAACCACGAAAGACTCTACAGGTTCAGATTTAGTTTTTACCACAGTATTTCCAACTACAACAGTAGAAGGTTTACCACCATTAATTGAATATAAACCACGACCAACAACATCTTGCATTAGCCACAATGGGTGGTAGTCGATTTTGTTTTTGGCACGAACTTCCAGCAATTGCTTGCGTGTAACTGTACCAGTAGTTTTTGTATCAGGGAACATCTCAAAGAGTTTATCTTCGAAGAATGCTTTTTGTTGCTCAGTAATTTTTGCCATCACTCACTCACTTTCATAATAAAAAATTCAAACGCCAGACCAAATTTCAAGAACCCCACCATCAGGATAATCAGCAGGTAACACAACAGACCGAAGGTAATCATAAGCCAGACCGAAATTAGCGAAACCTTCAGAAACAACAATTTTATTCACAGTATCAATAACAAAGAACTTCATAACAATCCTTTCACTCTATACAATAATTATACGTCTTTTTTGAATTATTGTAAAGCAATATTTTCACCCTCTATTCCAGAGGGTTTGCAATCCCCTACAATCCGTAGGGTTATGCAACATAGCCAATAAAGTTATTCAGAAGGACTCGGCTAGTCTTTTTGACATTCAAGAACTTACCAAAGTTTCTTGCGATCGCCTTTGCATTCGCATCTGCTTTCACATCCAACTCACCCTCTTGAATTCTTGTAGAAGATTGGGGAATCAAGAACAAGTCATCACGACCAGTATTCTTGATTGATGCAAAACCTTTGACACGGAAATCTTTTCTCCATTCTTCGATTAACATAGCATCGCTACCTCTATACTCGGGTAGATTTGCTTGCATTGCACCACGCAAGTCACGACGATGATTCTGACAGATATGAAAGCCCAGTACTGAAATGTTGTAACGATCTTTCATCATTTGCAGAATAGTTTTCGATTGATGGTTACCATACTTATTAAACTCATAAGTCTTTTGAGTAATTTCATCACGGATATAATGTTTCTGTTTGATACGTTTGTATTCAGCACCAACAATTTCAGATCGCACTTCATCCAAACCACGATGGTATCCAACAGGACTCAAAGAATGACCTTCGCCATCGGTAAGAGTAATGAACGTCATCTTCTCGATATTGTTGTTTTTAACAAACGAACCAACGTTATTGTAGCACCATACCAATGCTTCGTTAAGTGGAGTGCCACTGGTTTCATATCCTTTGTTCCACTGAAATTTCCAATGCAACAAACGACGTGCCATTGAATTGAATTCGCTGGTAGTCATTTTGTTACTGAACAATTCAAGAAGATTGAAACAATTATTGGCAGCACCGATTAATTTTTCGGTTTCAGCTTTAGCACGTTTCGCTGTTTCAAATTCACGCTCATATGTATATCGTTGTGAACGTGCTTCGTCAGAAGTACAAGCATTCTCACGAACGTAATCATAGTACGCAGATGTAAAAGCATAAACACGATAAGGAATCTGAACACGATTGCAGAACATAGCCAAATTAACAACCTGCTTAATTGTATCTTGCAAGACTTCATTCATAGAACCAGACCAGTCAACCAGCATAATCATACCATGGTTTTTACCCTCTGGTATAGTGGTCACACGTTTAAAGATATCGTCTTTGAGTTTGTATGCATAAACTTTCTTCATATCCAATGAACCGATCTTGGATACTTGAGCACGTTTATACATAGTTGCACTCTTGCGCATCTCGAATTCTTTGACCAAATAGTTTACTGCACGACTGGAGTCAATCTTAAATTGTTCGAAGTCTTTCTTCTCATCAAGTTCTTTCTTCGTCAAATAATCTGGCTCAGCATAACGTGTGTATCTTTCTGCACGACCATCTGTATCATCTAGCCACTGCTCTGGAGATTTTGTTTCAGAAAGAATCTTTTTAAATGGAACAACAACTTCATCCATATAATCAGTATCAAACTTCCAGTAGTTATACTCAGTGGTATCGTCAGCGAGATCGCTTAGTTTACTGGAAAAAATACGTTCAGTTTTAGACTCAAGATCTTCATCATCATTATTGTTTGCTTGTTCGTCAGTTTCTTTGGACTTTGTGCTCTTGACAGTTTTTTCAATCTCTTCCATATCGTCAAGTTCTTCTTCGTCAAAGTCTTCGTCATAATCGATGTCAAAGTCAGATTCAATTGGATCTTCTTCGTCTTCATCGTTTGATTGCAAACCCAATTCCTGCATTTGTTTCTTGCGCTCTTCCAGTTGTTTTCTGGAGAATGCGTATATATCATTGGCTAGTGCGATAACATCGTCAATAGTTTCGGTGCGTTCAGCACGTTCAACAAAATTCTTTTCTTCGGCTGTGAATTTTACGCCACAGAATACACCTGCTTTAAAGTAAAGATTGATTTTGTCGATCAGGTTCAATTCATTGAATGATTGAATTTGACCAACACCAAAGAAGTCACGATCGTTGAGTTGTTTGTAACCATCACTCATACGTTTACGTAGACCTGGATATTTACGTTTGATTAGTTTCTCGATACGCACGTCTTCGATGACGTTTAGATAACTACGAATCTTTGGGTTATCTTCGATCGGTTTCATATATGCGTCAGTCGTGTATAGTGCATGACCAACTTCATGACCGATCAACATATCTTCAATTTCGGGGGACATTTCTTTCCACATAGGAAGAGTCAATACACGACTCTTAATATCGAAAGATGCAGTGCGAGTTCTTGCACGAACAACAGAAAGATTTTCTGTAGCAAGAAGTCTTGCGGATAGATCAGATGCTTTCATTTCCATAATATATTATTCTCCAAATGCCATATCAAATTCAAACTCAGTCAATGCTTGCTCAACCACATCACGATTTGCCAACTTTATCGGTAGGATGTGTTCAAACTCACACACATTACCAATATCATACTTATGGCAAAGACTTGCCAATTCAAAGTCATCAAAACTACTCCACTGGTTTTGCATAATTTTCTCCATTCTATAGTAGAATTATGCCCGAGTTTTGATTATTTGTAAAGCACTATCGTAAGTCGTTGTTTTTATTGGAAAAAATAACCCTACAGAACGTAGGGTTTTAGGCTATAACGCTGAAGTCGTTACGTTTCTCAAACTTAATGACAGACCTAAACTTCTCAAAGAGCTGGTCTCCTTTGTGAGAGATAACAAAGATATTTGACTTTTCACCAAACTGATTCATCAGGTTAAGGAAATAATCAGTTCCAGCTGTGTCTAATGAAGAATCAAAAATCTCGTCAAGCAACAATAGGTTTGTATTGACTGAGTTCTTCATTTTTGCAATTTGTCGCCAAGTGAAAAGTATTGCAAGGTCAATCCTCATTTTTTCACCTTCCGAAAAACTTGCGTAAGTAAAGTCATCACGATAACGTGATTTAATAACTTCGTTAAATGCTTCGTCAAGTTCAAAGTGAATGTAAGTATCCATCGCATTTAGATACTTGTTGATCAACTTATTCATGGCAGGTAGATACTCACGAATAATCGCTGTCTTGATACCAGTGTCCTTCAATAAAGCAGAAGCAACTTCTTCAATGTTACGCTGTTCTTGTAAAGATGTTTTAGTATTAATCTTAACAATGGCTTCAGTGGCAAGTTCTTTTAACTTGGCTTTCTCTTCATCGATGTTAGTTGTGTCAGATTTAGACCCTTCAATCTCAGCTTGGAGTTCACCGATTTGTTTGTTGAGTAGGGTGATCGTACTGTTTCTTGTAGATAACTCAATGTTCTTATCGGTAATCGCTTCTGCCACTTCATTAATCTTTTTGAGTTTCTCATTAAGTCCAGTGAGTATGGTGTCGAGTTCATCAATTTTTGAGTTGTTGTCCACAAGTTTCGCATTAAGATCTTTGACAATGGTCTCTTTGTATTCTTCAGCGATATCTTGGTTACACGACGGACATACATCATGTTCATTAAAAAACTCTGTATGGTGTTCGCAAGTTTCGACTTTCTGGAGCAACTTGGATTTAATTGATTTTGCTTTTTCAAACTCTTGGTTGATTGTCTCCTTCTCAGAGATCTTCCCTTTAAGTGTTGATATTTCTCCGAGAATGACATCAATCTCCGACTGGATTCTAGCAATTTCTGCAGTGTGGGATTCGACTTTGGCTTGGAAATTTTTAATCGTTTCTGTCTTCGCATCGCTAATAGTTTTAATAATACTCGTTTGGCTTTCAACTTTCGTCTTAGCGTTAGCAATCTCCGATTCAATCTTTGCGATCGCATCTTTAGTCTCCTGTGCTTTTTCTTTTAATAATGTATTCATGGTAGAGAAAATGCGAATGTCAAGAATGTCTTCGATAACTTCTCTACGTTGTCCCGATGGTAGTTGCATGAATGGAACAAAAGAAGCACTACCAAGAATAACTACTTGTGTAAAAGTTTTATAATTTAATTTAAGGATTTGCTGTTCGAGACTTTTTTGATAATCACGTGAAGCAGCATCCTGATTAATCAAAGTTCCATTCTGCCAGATTTCAAAGATGTTTGGTTTTATACCACGAACAATTTTATATTCAGCTGGACCAATATTAAACTCGATAGTAACTAAACAGTTCTTACCATTGATGCTGTTAATCAACTGATTCTTATTGATGTTACGGAATGGTTTGCCAAACAACGAAAAGCACAATGCATCTAAGATTGTGCTTTTTCCTTCACCATTCTTACCAATGATTAAAGTAGTTGGTGATTTATTCAATAATACTTTGTTTGCTGCGTTACCTGTTGAAAGAAAGTTCTTCCACTCTACACTTTTAAATACAATCATTCACTCTTCCATTTCATACCCATAGACTTATAAATGAATCTCATTATGAAGTTGGGTTTCTTTTTAGAAATAACAGTAATTGGCATAGCATCTACATTAATAGTAAAAGATGGCGAGCCAAGATTATTTGAGATAGTGGTCCAACCTACAGTACCACCATTACCAATAGACAAACATAATCCAGAACCAGAAATAACGGATCCAACATTTTTGCTAGCAGCATATTCAACACATGGTGTAAAATCTAAATCAAGTGGAATCTGTTCTGTTAATGGAAAGAAATACTGGATCTCAAGTTGTTGCATTAGACCACCTCTACGTTAATGGCTTCCGTATATAATGTTTTCATAAATGTTTTAACATGCTCTTTATCAACGTCAGTTTCAACGCTGTCGATATAATTAGATAAAACACTTAGCGTATCTTCAAGATTGATATCTTCACCAACCTCTCCGTCTTCAAACTCAGACATGTCCTCAATAATTTTAATTTCATGACATCCTTTATTATACAGCTTTTGAATAAATTTGTCAAATTTATAAAAGTCAGTTTTATTTACAACAACTAACTTAACAAACTTATCGGCTAGATCGAGAGAGTCGAGGTCGATGGGGTCGGATCCTTTGTCGGAATACTCAACTCTGGTGAACATTGTATAAGGATTTGGGATAAACTCGAGTTCTCGATTATCAAGGCAGAACAAATGGAACCCTCTTGGATCATTATAATCTTGCCAAGTAAGTTCATAGGGATTACCGAGGTAATGAATGTGACCATTGCCACTGCGGTGATGATAATGCCCACTAAACACGAGGTCAAACTTATCAAACAAACTTGCTTCCAATCCTTCATGAGATTGCATACCTTTATACATAGCAAAGCCAGCAATTTCAAAATGCCCCATACAGAGGTCTGCTTGCGTTTGCTTTAATTGATCGAGTGACTCTTGATAGTTATCTGGACAAATCCATGGCATCATACATATCGGGATACCACCAACAAAGATTGTTTGCGGATCATCAATAACTTCGATGTTGGAGTATTCACGCAAAAGTAAATCTGGTGAATTGACTTCATTGGTATTTTTATAGTATGTGTCGTGATTACCTGCTAACATATAAACTCTTATACCACGTTCTTGTAATTTATCAAAGAACATTTCCTTTGCTCTTTGTAGAGCATAGAAGTTTACATATTTGCGTCTATCAAATGTATCACCAAGAATAAGAACAGTGTCAATACCAGATGAATCAATAGTAGGAAAGAAAGTATTGTCATAGAATTTTTGAAAGAAGTCTAGGAAAGCAATACTGTCATTACGAGCACCAAAGTGTTGGTCAGTAATAATTGCTACTCGCATTTTTCTCCATTCGCATTAATTTGCATAGTAGCAATATATTTTTCATGTTCAACCACAAAAGAAAGCATCTGTTCAAATGTTTCAAATGTGTTTTGAATTTCTTCACCACTATCTAAAGTTAATTTGACTTCATACATCAGACAAACCCTACCTTTCTTTCAGGTGTTTTATGTTGTTGTTCATTAAATACTTCAGCGATAGAATACTTATTAGTTTCTTTACCACGTGGACGTGCAGGAAGGTTTACTCCAAGTCGTTTGGCAAGTTTGTTAGCATGCTCAACATTCAATTCATCGAATGTAAGAATATCGAAGCAACGTCCTGGACGAATCAATGCAGAGTCGATATCACGGATGCTTGGCAGGTTAGTAGAGAAAATCATCTTCTTACCTTTAGTGGTTACGAGACCATCACCTACGTTAAGGAAACGATGCATCATTGTATTACCATCGCTACGTGACTTTAGGAATGCGTCGCTATCTTCAAGTACCATCACTTCAGTATCATCCTCAATAAAACGAGCAAAGAAACCATCTTTCTCGAGGATACCTGCATCATACGTTACGATTGCAGATGCGTTACGATAAGCCAATAAGCCACGGATAAATGTAGTCTTACCAGTTCCTGGGGGACCAATCAACAATAAGATGTTGGCAGAAGATTCCATGTAACGATCATAGTAGTCACCAAGAGTTTCATCTCCAAGGAATGGATACATTTCTTCAACAGGAAGACGATCACGATTCAAAGGTACATTGACTGAGTTACCATCACTACCATAGATCCACTCAACATAAGATGTAACAACATCAAAATTTGTTGCTACCTCAGCAATGATACAATCTGCGAATTCAGCGTCACCGTATGCACGAACAGTAGTTGAGTTGGAGTTTACATCAAACTTGATAAAGTTTTCAGTTTCTTCTGCGATAATAAACCCAGAAGAAGAATTGCTTTGAACATAAAGCATATCGCTATAATGTTCTTCTGCCCAATTAGCCCAGCGTTCACGATTACATAGAACAGTAGTCTCTCTTTGAACAGTCGTCTCACCAGCTTCGATGCGACGTTTCATAATTTCTGATACGATTAGGTCTTCAACATCTGAAACACCTAAGAAAATTTTGTTGTCACTATTACTCATAATTTCTTTCAAATTAAATTGATTATCTGTCGCATCCCAAATGTGACCACGCAATAATCTATCTTTGCGTTTTCTTGCTCTAACTTTTGAACGACCTTTTCTGACTAGTGCTGGGGCTGGTCTAAACTCAACGTTACCATCACCCAACTGACGGATCAAATCTCTAATACTTCTGTGCGCTGTCATCTTCATTATCACCTATAAAATCATCAAGTGTTTGTTTCTTCTTTTTATTTTTTTCTTTTTTCTTTGTTATAAACGAATCATCGAAGTTGCTATTACTTTGCATAAAATCAAGATATGCATTATGATAATGTCCGTCTTCATCTTGCTCTTGTAATTCAAATGCATCAAAAGCCATATCTTGAATCAATTTATTTTTGATATACGAATGTTTCTTCTCCTTCCCTATGCGACGTAGGAAAGCGAAGTAAATAATTTGTGTGAAATATGCGAACGGATTGCTCGACTTCTCTGGATCAAAATTATCAAAGTAATTGATACAATTCTCAATACCATCGAGAATCATATCATCTTTGTAAGTATAATTAATAAAGTTTGGTTTATATGATAAATGCGTTGCAATTTTAAGAATGCACTCACCAAGATATTTTGGGATAATCGGTTTCGGTAAACCCTTCTCCTCAGCTTCCTTCACACTTTTCTTATATTCTTTGATTGCTGCTAAGAAGTCAGCATTGTTTATGTAGTTTGCCACAAGTCAAAATCTCCAGTTATTTTCATTCAATAATATAAAGTATACTACAATTTGTCATAAATGTAAAGTTTTATTTCATTGCAATTTCTGCAATATAAAAATTATTTTACATTTATTTTGAAAACATGTAAACTTTCGGTGTGGGGTTTGAAAGAAAGGATCAATGGATTGTATCGTTACCTTCAATAAAGGTTCTCGCTTCTTCCTCTTCCTTCTCAGCAATAGCTTCTAGTAGTTTGATTCTTTTCTGAATTTCTTCATTACTAAGTTGCTCTACTTCTTCGTCTTCCCAATGCAGTTTTCTTACACTTCCGTCTTGCTTTTGTTTGATTGGAACGTGCTCTTCTGCTTCAGATGCTAATCTTATATAATGTGGAATTAACATACTGTGAAGATTTTTGACAAAAAGAATATTTCTTTTATTGAGAGTTAAATTTGAATCGTCTGCAAACTTGCACCATGGTGTTGCTGTTACGTGTTCAGAACCTTGCTCTGCTCCTAGTACTGGAAATAAACGTAGCAATAATGGTGTCGAGATTTGAATATTCTCATCAGTTTCTTTTTCGAGCACAGCCATAACTTGTTCACCAGAAACAAGTTTAATAATGATAAAATGCTCATTACCCATTAGCATAGATTTACCTCTACAAGTTTAACATCAAACTGTTCTTCTGCATAAGTTTTATATCTTTCTGCAGCATGGTTCAATGTATGATTTTTCCAAGACTTCCAATGCAAGTCATCAGCTAAGTCATAAAGATTGCAAGTATCCTTACCATCTTTCAATCTTAACCCACGACCAATACTTTGTAGGTTTCTAATTTTAGATTTTGATGGCGATGCAAAAATAATATTCTCAATCGATGGAATATTAATACCTGTTGAGAAAGTTCCAAACGATGCAATAATAATAGCATCATCTTCACCTTCTGTTATGTGGCGAATAGATTCTCTGTCTGCGGTATCAACTCCACCATGAACAAAAAATACTTTTCTTTCTGTATGAACCTTTTCCTTAATCATATCAAAAAGAACTTGTCCATGCTTTTCTACGTATTGGAAAAGAACTAAAGTGTTACCACGAGATTTTACTGCTAAATTGCGTATAAACTTATTACGCTGTTCATTGGCGACTAGCCAATCCATCTCTTCTTGGTAAGTATTATTTTTTCTTGCCTTACGTATTTCTTCATTATATTTCAGAACCAGACAAGTAATATTTAGTTGAGCAAGTCTCTCAGATTCCATCAACGCTTTGGTTGTAGTAACTCGGTGGACTGGACCGAACATACCTTCAAGAACTAAGCGATGAACTTTCTTGTTATCAAGAGTTCCTGTAGTACCAATTCGATAACGGATTTCGTCCATCTTTTCCATAACTGTTGTTAAGGATTTGGCTTTAAACTGATGGGCTTCATCGCCAAAGATTACATTAAATTGACGGAACCACGCTTTAGGTTGTAGATATACAGATTGCCAAGTTGTAATCAAAACATCTTTGGTAAAATCTTTTGAGAACCCAGAATAAAGTTTTTGGCAGTGAGCAGAAACTTTCCATTCATTGGCTGTTGAATAATCTTCGAAGTCAGCATATAACTGTTCAACGAGAGAAGTTGTTGGTACGATAATAATACATTTACGATTGCGTTCAACATGCCAACGCATCGCTGTATAAATGATGAATGATTTACCAGATGCAGTTGGAGATAGTAGAAGTGTTCGTTCTCTATCAAGTGCAGTCTTTACTGCTTCTACTTGATAATCACGAATCTCAATAGGTTTACCTCTTCCGTATGGAGTCAACGATTTAGCGTAATGATAAATTTGTTCAGCAGTTATACCATTACTGGTAGTAATTTCTGATTTGAATGTTAACTGATAGTTGTTTCGTTCGCAAAACTGTTCAACATAACCCAACAAACCAATGTAAAGAGTTTTTCTTACTTGGTCATATAGACGTACTTTACCATCCCAGAGTCTTGCTCGATACTGCGGAGTGAATCTGGCACCTGGATATTCGTAAGTAAAGAAGTCACATAGTTCTTGTTCGATACTTGGATCACCAAACACACGCATGTAGACTTCATCTAATTTCTCTATTGTTAACATTAAAATCCTGCTAGAAACTTCTTCCATTCAACTGCAGTTTTAATCTGCCAGTCACGTGCTTTAATTTGTCCGAGAACTGATTCCAAAAAATAAATCATTGTTTCAAGATAATCTATTTTAATTTTCAAAGTGACTAACTCGCTATCACCTTGCAGGAATTCATCCATTTCATTTTTAAGTGGCTTAACACCTTGCCATTGATCCCAACCAAGATTAGACAATTCATCACGTGATAGTTCGCCACGATAATGGCGAAACTTATTCTTACGTAACAATGCGTAATCTGCTTGGATTTTGGTATGCTTGAGTTTTGTGTTTACCAGAAGTTTTACATACTTAGCATGTAACTTTGGTGTGGCAGTGGAATTTTCACCAAGAAAGTTATCATCAATCTGGCAATCATTTTCCCACATAGTTTGTAATTCATCTAAAGTCATAATATCCTCAATTAGTCATAATTTAATTATACTATAATTGGCAATTTTTGTCAAGTAAACTTGTAGTATCCGTAGCGGAATGTTGCACTACCTACTAAGTATTGCACATCTTGATTCGTTGATTGGAAAGTGAGGGAAGAAATGCTAACAGGAAACGCATCGTGAAATTGAATAGTTTGCACTGGTTTATTGTTAGATCCCAATATTACAAGAGAAGCATCAGAATAATTTTTTGCAAGTTCAGATGTTTGGTTTAATTCATTCGTACTCACAAAGTTTAAATATTGTTCATATGTCTCTGGGAATCCCAACGCAACTACCCAATTATAGATGGCTCTATAATTTTCCATACTTTCATCAACTAAAAACTGCACATCTAAAGTATCATACGTTAGTGTGTCACCTGGAATTGGTGCAACATTAAATGGGTTGCCGAACTCTGGTGCACCCAAAGTTATTCCTGGTAAGTTTACCTGTTGACAGAAAAATTTAATCTGCGGTAATTTTTGAATAGAGAACATAAACCCATTAGGTGATAATGGAGAAATGTTTTCTGGGATAGGACAAGAAATAGTATTATTGTTCATGTTTACTCTTAGGTGTATTCATGCTAATATTTATAATAAAAAAAGGGGAGCCGAAGCTCCCCTTTTAAATACCTATCTTACTGTAGGTTTCGTCAAAAACTTGATTACATCAAGTTAGTTACTTTTACCTTACGGTAGTAGATGTTAGTGCCAGAAGACAAGCTAGTGAATGGGTTTGCAACCATACCATAACGTGTCTTGAAACCAATCTTAGGTTGGAAAGTGCTTGGGTCAACTGCACGAACCATTTGTAATGGAACGTATGGGCAGTAGAATAGACCAGCATCAAATGCTGAAGAACCCTTGTAACCAACAACGAAGAACTGGCTTGCTGATTGGTTAGCAGAATATGGGTCAACATACACTTTGTACTTACCGTTTAGAACACCTGCGAAAGTAGTAGATGACTCATCAACGTTCAGACCATTGTTGCCAGCAAGTGCTGGAGTATAGTCTAGAACACCTGCCATTGCTAGTGCTGATGCAACATCGCTTGAGCAGATGATGAAGTTACCACGACCACGACGAGTAGTCTGAGCAATCGCATTGGCTTCACGTTCGATTTGGAACATCAAACCTTTGAATTTCTCAACAGACCAACGACCATTAGAGTCAACGTCCATGTCGAAAGTACCAGCAGTTGCAGTGTTTACTTCTGCGCCAACTTTAGCAGCAGCGTATACAGTACGTACAACTTCACGGTTAATTTCAGCTTGGATTTCTGAAGAAAGAATGTTGCTCAATTCGCCTTCAGCATCAAGACCATGAACTGCTTTCAAGTCTTGTGCAAGTTC